GTATTCAAGTGCTTCTTTTGGTGGTTCTGGTCTAATCACATTGTTATTAACAAACAGTTCTTTTGATCTATCTGATTTAGGTCTATCTGCAAAAGTATGAACTTCAACTTCTAAATCAATATCTTTTGGAGTGTTAGCAATTGAACCAAATACAGCACCACAAACTGCGTCCGCTAAGTCTTTAGACTTTTTACGAGGATGATCAACTCTATCATTCTTCATAATTTTTAACTCAGTTAACTCTTCAAACAATAATTCAATTGAAGGCATCACTAATCTTTCTTCATAAATAAGCATTGCCATATCTTCATAATGTTTTTTAGCAACTGAAACAGTATCCGTTCTCATTCCAACTGCCTTTAGTTCATTTTGAATATCAAATGATTGCCAACGATCAAATGTTACCAAGCCAATGTTGAAACCAGTTCTTCTTAAGTTTTGAATCCATTGTTTTACCTCTGATAGGTTTACTGGACCCTCAACTTTAGGTTCCCACCAAACCACTGCATCCACAACAACAATAGGAGCAACCTGTTCATAATCTTTAATTACTTGAACGTTAACCCACTTTTCTACGTGAGCAATGGCTACAGCACACTTGTCATGCTTTTGTGCCAAGTCAGCGTGAACATAATAGGTCTTATCTGGATCAGGTTTAAAGGCTTCATCAAATCTTTTAAAATTATCTATAGGGTTTCTACCAGTCATACAGGCTCTAACTTTTTCTACCTGCTTAAAAAACGCATCTGATGAATAGGTTGGAACACATGCAAAACGCATCATAGCATCACCAAGATCTGTATAAAAGGCTAACTTAAAGTCATCAATCTTTCTGGTTGGGTTAACTTCCCATGTTGGTCTTTTTAATGCAAATACCCCAGGATATTTATATGAAACAATTTCATCTTCTTCCCACGAAATCTCAAATGTATTTCCTACTTCATCTTCTGGTAATGCTGGATTTAAAATAAACTTATGATTTTTTTCAATAACATCTTTTTCTAAAACAACATCATCATATCTTTGAGATATAAAATCTCCTACATACCTTGGAAAAGATAACAATACAACCTTACCTAAATCTGGAAAACGAGAATCTACTGAACCGCGAAATGCTTTATAAATATTTTCTGCAGTTTTTCCTTGCTCATTTCCTGTACCAACTTCAGAAACAAAACCAGAAATCTCATCAAGCACTGCAAGCAAAAGATTTAAACCCTCATGTGATTCTCTTTCTGAATGTCCAGAATAAACTGTAATAGATTTATTAAACTCTACGCTATCTGCCTTTGCGTAAAACTTTCCTATAAACCATGGAGACTTTTCAATCTTAGTTTTAAAACCTTTAAAGAAAACGTTCTTAGCCTGTTGTGCGTTAATAGCAACGTTAATTAAATCAATAGCATCTCCTGATGGTTTACCAAAATATTTAGCAGGATCTTTCAAACAAAGTAACTTATAAACAATATAAGCACAAGCAACTGTAGAAGTAAAATCTTTACCACTACCTTTACCTAACTGAAGAATGATTTCATTTTTAGTGTACTTGTTATAATATTCTGTACCTTCTTTTTCACCCAACAATTCTATTAAATCTTCTTTTCTATAAATCTGACTCATAGCCTCAACTATGTCATATTGAATTTTGGATAGTGCGGGTTGTCCTAAGTAATCTTCATGTTCAATAAATGTTTTAGCATCTACTGGGATTTCTTCAAATGGATTATCTTTTAATACTTCTAAAAAATCATCAAACATCATGGACAACGGTAACCACTTCGCTTTCTCTGGCAATACTTGAAAGTCGTCTCATGATTTCGTCACGTACTTGTGGATACTCAGAAGCAATATCTTTTAATATGTTCATAAGTACTTCTTGTTTTCTTTCTATCTGTACCATCTCTTCTGCTAATTCTTTATTTTCTAAAAGCCCCGCTTTTTGTAACATGTCAATTCTTCTAGACTCAATGTCTAATACTAACTTAATTCCTTGACTTTTTGCATTTAGGTTAGCCGTTGTTGTTGCATCTTCAATAACCTCATAAGCCTTTGTTATTAGTTTGCTATAGTGAGTATCTGCTGCTACTAGTGCCTCTTTTGCTCTAGCACGAATGGCGTCATTAGCAGAAGCCATGACTTTCCACTCATTAATTAAACTAACTACTTGTTGTCTTGGTATTGAAAGTTCTTTAGATATTCTTGTAGGGTCATTACCTTTAAGATATTCTTCAACAACTTTATTTACTTGATCTAAGTGTTGTACTAAGTCTTGCTCAGTTGACATTATTTTTTTCCTTATACATGTCATACAACATGTTTGCCCATACATAATGAAATGCTGTGCCGTAATGTCTTCCATCTCTAGCAACCAGAGTATACTTATCATCTTTATGACTCTCTGTATATTTAAAGACTTCTTCTTCAATTTTTTTCATTTGCTCAACATCTGTAGTAATAGTGTAATTGTCTAAATTACATAGTCTATAAAATGCGTCTGTCCCTCTAACATAAGAGAATATATGCAATTCTATATTATGTGACTTACAGTATACTTCCAAAAACATTAAATATTGATACATATAGATATATAATGTGTGAATAAATACTGACAAAGTTGTATCTTGTTTTACAATAGAGTGTCTATAGTTATCATTAATTGCATAAAATGTATCAACTGGTCCCATAGGTTTATCAAATTCTGCTGTACTATCTGAATTTAATGCATAGAACCTGTTTAAATCTGGTAAATCTAAAAATATTACATCTGGATTACCATACTTATCTATATACTTAAAAGTACTTGCAACAATATCAAATATACTTTTTCCTGGAGTACCAATATTGTAATAACCAGAAACGTTTTCTTTTTCTGATATTAACTTATGTAATAAATAAGACCAAGTCTCATTTGTATACAAACCTTGTCCATAAGTTACTGAACAACCATTAAAAAGAATATGTTTTCCTTCATGGTCTTTTTTAAACTCATCTGATCTATAGCCCTGTTTATTGGGAACAAAGTCATCTTCTGGAAAATCAACCCACATTTGACTTTCATCTAATTTTTTAGAATCTCTATACAATCCTGCAATTAAGTTGTTCCATCCAGTTAGTTGTCTTGAAAATGGAAGTTCTACTTTTTCATTTTGTAATAATGTTTTATAACTTTGTTTTGCAGTTTTTGTAAATTCACTATTAAGAGTTTCATATAAATTAACACCATCTTGTGTTGGTAAGGGGTGGTACTCTCTAGAATCTTCTTCAAAAGGAAATACGTTATTGTACATATCTTCTTCTGTTCTTTTGTTATTTGGGTCAAACTGATCTTTCATTTTATAACTCCTCCTTGTTGTAAACTTTTGAAACCTTTAATAAAATTAAATACCCAATCAAATCATCTAAATCATTGTCTCCATAAAATTCAGATCCTCTAGATATTCTAGATAACTTGTCATCAATTCTTATTTTTATTTGCTCATCTGAGTTTGCTTTAGAAAATATTCTAATTGGATCAAGTGCAGAATCTCCATATGATTTATTTTTGTTAATAAGCATATTTTTTATGTTATCGCAAACATTAGCAATTATATTCTGAGTAGTCATAGTCATCTTTTTGATTTCCTTAATCCAAATTTAGCCAAGTATACGTAGATTGTTTCAACACTACATCCACACTCCTTGGCAATCTCTTCTGGTGACTTTCTATCCATAAGATATCTCTTACGCATAAAAACTTCGCTACTATACATTTTACCAGAAGCCATCTTATTCCTTATCCTCTGTATCAATAATATCATAGTTATAAGCGTTAGAGTCTTCTGTGATCCATTTGTTATACCCTTCAACATCCCAAGCAATTGTATTAATTAATCTATCTATAACTAAAGACTTTTTAGTAACAAAAGATGGCTCATACAATCTAACCCTATTGTTTGGCTGTATGGCAAAGTTACCATCATCACGCTGAATAACATGACCACATTTATGTTGTCCTGGGTTTTCAGAGTAGCCATCATCTAAGATATTGCTATCTGGATTATGCCAGTCCAAAGTAAACAAATACTTTCCAAATATATTTTGTTTAGTTCTGTCCAAGTAAGACATTTTCATATTACTTAAATTTTCAAACTTAGTTACTGATATATGTGGACTAAAAGAATTCCAAAGAACTAGATTGTACAGTGGTTGTTCTGGAGTATCTGGCTTAGTGCAGAAAGCATTAATTGGCATTCTCCACCAAAGACCACCGTCTTCCATTAAGAAATGAAACAACGGACTTCTTGACTTTACACTTGACACACCAAAAATTACTACAGGAAAATACTTATCATGAGAGTCTTGCTGATCTCTTAAAAAATTGCCTCTAACATAACATTCTATTGGTGGAATGTTTGCATTTAATTCTGGCACTATTCCTCAATCCTCATGGCCTTGTTCCAATTATTAATGGCCCAATGACCTATTGCACAGGCATCGGCAACATCGTTATCACTTATATTTTTATCATATATGGTATTAACAAACCTTATAGTTCTTTCTTTCCTTAAATTTCTTTCATATGTTTTATACCAAGACTCTGATTTACCAGGGTTTTGAGTTGCTATTAATACTCTTTCTTCTTTTGATATCTTCTTATTACCTATAAAGTTTTGCCAGGTAATTGGTGATACTGATCCTATTACTGATACCCCGCAAACTTTTAAGGCACCGATAATGGCACCTTGTACAAGGGCTAGATCTGCAGCAGTTTTTGGACTATTCATAAACACTGTGTGTTCTATGACCACAGCATCTATATCATAAAGATCAAACAAGGCTTGAGTTTTTATGCAAGCATCTCCAACTTTTTCATATGTTGTGTTACCAGTAAAATTGATCTTTCCAAAAAAACCAAGTTGTTTATTATTATAAACAGAAAAAGCCAAACTATTTGTGCTTGCATCTATTGCACAAATATTATTAGGCATAATCTCTATGCCCCATTTATTCTTTGTCATTAATAATAATCCTCATTTTCTTTAAAGCCTTAACAACTTCTACTGGATTAATTAAACAAAAAGTACATATTGGTTCATCATTATATATTGACAAATCATTACCACAATTTTTGCACTTTCTAGTCTTACCAATTCTTTTTTGTCTACGTGAAACAACATATCTTTCAGCAATTTTTTCTTTAGTTGCAGCCTCTCTGCATTCCTCAGAACAATATATTTGATATGTTACTTTTGCTTTAAATTTATTTTCACACCATTTACAGTTCTTCACCAAGGTTCTCCAAGGAATCTATTTTAATAGTTCCCGCCTCTGCTTCAGAACATGCTTTTTGAATTGGACATCTTGCACAAATTTTTGAGTTAGATCTATAATTCCTTTTAGGAATAGTTTGATCAACCCATGCTTTGCGAACTGTCCTCATCCAATCAAACGCCTGGTTAACCCACCTGCGGTAATGATCGTTTAGTTCAATAGGAAGTGTAAGCAATTCATGATTATTTTTATTTTCATAAATCAATACACCCTTATCTTTTTTAAACACTTTCATATAAATAAGAACTTGTTTTAGATGATCCATCTTTGGTTTTCTATGCATTTTTCTATATTCAAAACCTTCGTTTGGCACAGTTTTAATTTCGCCAACAATGTCAGTTCCATTGTAATGTAACATAGCATCTGCAAATCCATTAATAGGAGGGTCTTCAGATCTTACAGCCAACTCCATTGCTGGATGTATTTGTTTATTATACTTTCTTGGCTCTGGATCCATTTCTAAATCTTCAGCAAGAACACCAGACTTTAATAAAGCATCTTGAATTCTACCGTGACTTAGATTGCCACCTGTTCTATTAGCAACACCGTAAGCATCTGCGTTATCTTCCCACACAGTTCCTTCAAAGGCTAAATACCAAAATCTTGCACACTCACCATGGTTCCATACTAGTGTTGATGGAGAGAAACTATATTTTTTTGCATACTTAGGTTTTAAGTTTGCAGTATATCCTTTTTCAATTGATTCAATTAGACCTTTAGTAAAGTCTACATCACCATTGTGTATTTCTTTTTTAATCATAACTTGCTGTAATAAATTTTTCATGTTTGTCCTTTTAATATAGTATAGCAGACTATCGCGTAATGTACTTAAGTGCAGAAACTAAATCATTAATTGACTCTGCAGCAGTATAATATATATTCTTTTTTGCTCTATCGTTTTTATCAACATTGGTCATCCAAGTTGCTTTAAAGGACATCTTTGCTGCAATTGCCTGCAGTCTAACAATTTCTATAGTTGCAACGTTCATTGGTATATCTGGCTTAATGATAACCTTTGCAATAAATGTTAATGCTGTAGTTAGTTCTTCATCTTGCATATACTCTGCTATTTCAGCAAGACCATTAACCATTTCTATTGTTGTTTTGCCATTTTCAGTTTCCAAAACCAAAGCCTCCATTGTCATCTTCAATTATTCCTATTTTTTTGCCTTCTTCGTGATACTGTATCCAACTTTGTTGAAACCTTGGATGTTGATTTAAATCATCAATATATTTATTTCTTACTTCAGGATAACGCTCATTGTCCAGTGGATTTTCATCTCCTGTAAATCTATAATTATCTGGAGGACAGTAATCAAAACTAACTATCTCAACATACTCTCCAGGCTTCCAATGTCTTTTTGGTCTCCAATGCACTTGATTAACTGCACTAAATACCATAGCATCCCCATTTTTAAGATCATAATGTTCACCATCTATTACTAGTTGCCAGTCATCTACGTTACCGCCAATTTGATAATTAAAAGTAACTAAGTTTTCATCAGCATCAATGTGAGGTGGAAGAGATGGTGCGTACTTTCCATCACCATATTGCATATCATATTTAATATAATTATAATGACACAACTTTATTTCTTCTTTATAGACTGGCTTTGCATATGAATTCATTACGTCTTCTATTTCTTCTGGACATTCAAACTCTATCAACTCTCTTGACATTATTTTTATTTTTTTAGGATAAAATCTATTCATTGCAGATATTATTTCATACTCTGATTCAACAAGATCGTCAACAACTATACTTCTATTTGCTTCAATAACATCTCTTAATAATTTTGATTGACTTTCAGTAAAAGGTTTTTCTACATAAAAAGGAAGTTTTGTATTGTATTTATTAAAGTCTGTTAAAAAATTATGTATGTTGGTCATTAGTTTAATACTTTCATTGGGTTTTTACTATTGCCTGGCGTTAGATCCCACATATCATACTTGTAATCTCTTCTACTTAATATTTCTTTTTTCTCTTCTTCAGACTTAAAGTTGTCATATTTTGGTACAAAATGTAAGAACAATGCTTCTAAAAATTCTTCATCTTTAAATTCTTTCTTTGGTCTCCAATGAACTTGATGTGTGCCAGAAAATGTTAAGGCTTGATTATCCTTTAGATTAAATAATTGTTCAGACTTCCAGTTGTCAACCACTATGTCCCACGAAACATTTGACTTAAGTTGTACGTCTACTGTAAATCTTTTACCAGCAAAGGCTTCGTCTATGTGTGGATAAAGAAGTGGGTTAAACAAAATTTTCTTATCATCGGAAACTGTAACTTGATCTTTTAAAACATCGTATTCAGCAAGTATTAAATTTTTCTCTAAAATGTCTTCTGACATTTTGATTTTCTGATATCTAGAAAAGTTATATTCAGAAAGGACTAAGCCCTCTCCGACAATACTTTCTGCAGTTTTAGTAACCTCATCTATAATGTCTTGTGGTAATTGTATGTGCCAACTTATATAACTTAGGTATTGTTGAAAAGTTGTATGATTTGTATTTTCTACAATATCATATAATCTTTTTATTTGATCTTCTGTAAAAAAGTTTTCTACAACTACGTTAGGAGCATCTTTATAATTCATTTGCTTACTTTATCTCTACTGGTACTGGTTGTCTTTCTATGCCAGTTTTTTCTCTAAACCTGTGAGACCAATATTCTAAAATTAACTTTTGATCTTTGCTCCAAGGTCTATGATCAGCATATTTAAAATGAACAAATAACATATCTACTTTATCTGTATCTGACAATGTTTTATTTTCTCTCCAATGTACTTGCTGAGTTCCAGCAAAAACTAAACCATCGTTATTTTCTAAATTAAAAGACTCACCTTCTACTACAACTGCCCAAGGTGTAGTAGCATTTAATTGTATGTCAAGGGTTATTCTTTGTCCATCTTTTTCATGAGTATCAAAATGTGGAAATAGTTTTGGTTCATAACCATACTCGCGAGAATATCTTGCAAAAGATAATTCACTTAAAATCATTTGTTCACCCAAAAGATTGCTTATCCAGGTAGTTAAATATTTTTGTAACTCTTCATTATAAAAATTCCAAGCCCTGTGTCCAACAAAATCTTGAGTAATAAAGTTATTCTTTACTCTTTCAACTTCCTGATAGATAATTTTATTATGTTCTTCAGTAATCATATTTTTGTAAACAAATACTTCAAAATCTCTATTTGGTACAATTCCTTTTTCTAACTCTTCATTATATATTGCTGGATCAAATGGCATTATTGTTTTCCTTCCTGAAAAACTTCATTTACTTTTGCTTCCCAACTATCTTTGCCGCCCCAATTATTCAATGTGTGTTCTGATAAACCAATAGGATCCAAAGCAATTCCTGATTCTTTTTGATATTTTGATTCCCAGTAACGCATAATATTTTCTTGATTAGGGCTTAGTGGTCTATTATTTTCATATTTAAAATGTGCAAAAATAGCAGCACAATAATCTGATTTGTTAAAATTATATTTTTCTCTCCAGTGTATCTGTTGGGTACCAGAGAAAACCACTCCTTCATTTAAGTTTGTTTTATATTTTTTATTTTCAACAACTAGGTTCCAATCAATATTTGAATCAATTTCAACTGACACTGTTACTCTTTGTCCATCTTTTGCATGATTGTCGCAATGTGGATAAAGTTTTGGCTCATACCCAAACTCTGGAGAATATACACATAATTCTACATCAACTAATATTACCTTTTCTCCAAGACCTTTGCTGACCACTTCTTCAAGTCTTTGAGTTATTTCTGGATAACGAACAACCCATTTTCTTTGACCAGCATACCCAACTGTTATATAGTAATGCTCAAACCTTTTATAATGATGCTTTAATGTGTTAATATGTTCTTCAAGAAAAACATCTTTGATTGAAAACACTTTAAAATCTTTATTATCTACAAAAGCATTTTCTAACTCTTCACTATATACTGCTGGATCAAACATTTTTTATATAATCCTATTCTCTGTTTGTTGGTTTTTGAAAGAAAAAGAATAACATGTTTACATAATCATCTTTTTGAAAAGTTTTTGGTGGTCTTCCATGATACTGCTTGAATGGTCTAAGAAGAACTCCCTGATTATCTACTAGTTCATAGTTTGTTCCATCTATTGTAATTGGCCATTTTGTAGTGGACGCCAATTGGTAATCAATTAAAGTTGTGTCAAGTTTTGAATCAAAGTGACCATTAAGTTTTGGATTTCCTGTGTTTGAAGAATATTCTGCATAGACTGTACTTATATATTCACAATCTCCATATTGTTCTTTAATTATTGTTTTTAATTTTTCAATAATGTATTCTGGTGTTGGAAGTATTTCAGCCATCAATCTGCCATTATCTCTGTCGATCATTACTACATTATCTTGATTTATTAAAGAACCATTTTCATCTACTAAAATTGAAACGTGTGGTCTAGTCTCCATTTCGTGTTGAACCATAAGAGCAAGATCTTCACGTTCTTTTCTTGTAAATAAATCATTAAATACTATATTTTCCATATTACTATTATACCCTATCCGTTAATTGTTCTAGTATATCCATTTCAATAATGGCCAATCTTGTTTTGTTATTACCCTGTCCCAAAACCACAACTATTGCTGGATCCATGTTTTTCTTAAGAGCATCTGTTACAGCCTTAGCCCAAACCTCTTTATTTAAAGTAAAAGACTTAGACACTTCCTTAAAATCAATTACAAAGTTGTTCCAAGAAGCATCACCCTTTACGGTGTTTCTTCCTGAGTTCTTGTGCTGCGTAGCACCTATTCTTTTACTTTCGCTCTTCTCGCTCATAATCCTTCTTTCGTTTATGTACCAGCGTTACTTTACTCAAATGCTTTTCTTTGCACATCCACGTTAACTCTTTAGTCTCTGTGTAAGATCTTAAGGTTGCCACTATAGCCTTGCAGGTATGACAAACAAACTTGCCATTATAAAGAGTATAGTTAGACACTAAGTTTTTTCTTAATCATATCTTGAAGATCAAGGTCCTCTCTTACTCTATCAATGAATCCTTCTCTACCCTGAACTTTTGTACCGTCTTCAAGTTGATACCAAGCACCAGTTCTGTTAATTATGCCTACAGACTCTGCGGTATCTACAAGATCACCTATGGCATCTACACCAAGGCTGTCTCCTCTAAAGTAAAAGTCATATTCTCCTGATTGAAATCCTGGAGATGTTTTTGAAAACTGTAGTTCCCATTTTATTTTTCTTCCAATTTTTTCTTCTATTAACTTATCACCAATCTGAATCTTTCCTTTAAGTGCTTGATTATCTGATTCAGAAGAAAATAGTTTAATGATACAAGAAGAGTAAAACTTTGTAGCCTGACCACCTGATGGTTGTTGGCTAGTATACATTGCATTAATGTTATTTCTTGATTGAGAAATAAGAACTAACAATGTTGGCTTTACTTTATTATTTGCATAGTTTAACATTTTCCAAGCATTACTAAAGTCACGAGATTCAGCACCAATTTGCTTTGTGTTTTCCAATGCTTTCATTTCATCAGTATCTTTTTCAAAATAGATTGCAGGAAGCATGGATGTTATTGAGTCAACAACAATTAAGTCAACTCCAGCATTCATTAGTCCAACGCCAACATCAACCATATCGCTAATAGTTCTTGCTTGTGAATAAATAAGTTTTTCTGGATCAACGCCAAGTGATTTAGCCCAATCTTCAGAGTATGACATTTCGGAATCAATCCAAGCACAAACCTTTCCTTCTTTTTGTGCAAGAGCAATCATTTGTAAACACATAGAAGATTTTGCAGAAGACTTGCTTCCCCAAATTAAAACCTGTCTACCGTATGGAAGTCCTCCACCAAGTGCACGATTTAAACCAAAACTAGGTGTAGGCTGATACTCAAAATTTACCCCAACTCCGTTGCCAAGTCTTTTACGTAACTTAGGATCTAACTGTGCTAATACTTCTTCTACGCTAACCATTGATATCCTCCAAAATTACGGTTCCGTCTTTTGTTTTACCTAAAGTAAATTTATATGCA